AGGCGTAATCTCTCCCCGAACTTTTTTCCCAAATCGGACCTCAGGAAGGGGGCGATTTTGATGGCTGCTAGGCGTACTTTGCGTGCTGTGTCGGCTGACGAAAAAGCCCCTGTGAAGGGTAAGCCGAAGACGGTTACTGAGGCTGCTAAGGGTGGTTCTACCCGTGAGTTGCTGGTTGCTACTCGTGACCGGATTGCGGTTGCTGTTGAGGATCCGAATACGCCGGCCCGTGATTTGGCTGCTTTGTCTAAGCGGTTGATGGAGACGGTTCGGGAGATTGAGGCGATTGACGCCCGTACTGAAGAAGCGGAGTCTCATGCCGAAGTCAGCGACGGGAAGTTCGAAGCCACGGCTATCTGAGGTTGCTCGTGAGTTGGTGATCCCTGAGGGGATTGTGACTACGGCTTGGCCTCGGATTGAGGCTAAGTGCGCTGAGATGGGTATCGCGTTTGATCCGTGGCAGCAGGGCCTTGGCTCGATTGCTTTGGGGAAGCGCAAGTCTGGGAAGTATGCGGCGACTGTCGGCGGCGTGGTGATGTCGATTCCCCGGCAGGTTGGTAAGACGTTCCTTGTTGGGATGATCATCATTGCGTTGTGTGTGCTGTTTCCTGGGTTCACGGCGTTATGGACGGCGCACCGGACCCGTACTGCTTCTATGACTTTTACGTCTATGCAGGCGATGGTCCGCAAGAAGAAGATTTGGCCTCATGTCAGGGCTATTCGCACGTCGAATGGTGAGCAGGAGATTCGTTTTAAGAACGGGTCTGTGATCATGTTCGGTGCCCGTGAGCAGGGTTTCGGGCGTGGCTTTGACAAGGTTGATGCTGAGATTTTCGATGAGGCTCAGATCCTCACGGAGAAGGCGCTTGAGGATATGGTGCCGGCGGCTAACCAGTCCACGCAGGAGGCTGGGGCGCTGCTGTTTTTCATGGGTACCCCGCCGCGGCCTAGTGACCCTGGCGAAGAGTTCTCTAATCGGCGTTCTAAGGCGATGTCTGGGAAGTCGAAGGACATTGTGTATGTGGAGCTGGCGGCGGACCCTGACGCGGATCCTGATGACCGTGAGCAGTGGGCGAAGGCTAACCCGTCGTTCCCTCATCGGACGCCTCCTGAGTCTATGGAGCGTATGCGGGAGAACTTGACGGATGATGATTCGTTCAAGCGTGAGGCTCTTGGTATTTGGGATGCTGAGGATTCTGCCCGTGTGATTGATGAGGTTTCGTGGAACGCGGTTGCGGATCCGGCGTCGATGGCGATTGACCGGTTGTCGTTGGCGATTGATGTTCCGCCTGATCGTTCTATTGCGTCTGTGGCTTTGGCTGGTCAGCGTGCGGATGGTCGTTGGCATGTGGAGTTGGATGATAGCCGTAAGGGAGTTGACTGGGTTATTCCGTGGGTCAAGTCCCGTGCGGCGAAGAATCGTCTGCATGCCGTGGTTGTGGATGAGATGTCTGGCCTGGTGGAGGAACGCCGCGGTAAGCACTACCTGATTGGTACTGATGTGGTGGTGACGCTCGCTGCTGCTGAGGGCCGGCACATGTCGATTGCGTGTGCGAAGTTCTTTGACGGTGTGATTGATCGTTCTGTGTTGCACACGGACCAGCCGCAAGTGAATGTTGCGCTCTCCCTGGCTCGGAAGCGTCCGCTTGCTGGCGGCTGGGCGTGGAACCGGAAAGACGCTGCGTCGGACATCACCCCTGTGGTTGCTGAAACTCTCGCCCTGTGGGGCGCTCAAAATGACAACGTGAAACGCCCGGTGCGGCGGACTGGATCTAGGACGGCGGTGGTTCTGTGAGCTTCGAGAAGCTGTCTGTTCCTGGGCTTAGTGACGATGAGTTGGCGGTCCTGAACCGTTGCGCTGAGGAACTTGGTAGGAAATCGCGGAGGAACCTTCTGCGGTCTTCGTACTATGACGGTAAGCGCGCTGTTCAGCAGATCGGCACTGTCATTCCGCCGCAGTACGCGAACATCGGTATCGCGTTGGGCTGGGCGGCTAAGGGCGTTGATGGTCTGGCACGGCGTTGCAACCTTGAGAAGATGATTTGGCCTGATGGTGATCTTGAAGACCTGGGCATGAGTGAGCTTGAGGAAAGCAACTTCCTTCGTTCTGAAATATCTCAGGGGCGTACTGACTCGCTCATTCATGGCGTGTCTTACCTGATTACCACTAAGGGTGATGAGTCTGCTGGTGAGCCGGCGGCGCTGGTGCACACCAAGGATGCGCTGAACGCTTATGGTGAGTGGAATCCGCGCCGTAGGGCACTGGATAATCTGCTGTCGGTTACCAGCCGGGAAGACAACCAGATCACGGGTTTCGTCCTGTACTTGGATGGTTTGACGATCAGTGCTGAGAAAACCGCTGGCGTGTGGAGCGTTGACCGTTCCCCTCACCCGTGGGGTGTTCCTGCTGAGCCGCTGGTGTACCGTCCGCGGGGTTCCCGCCGGATGGGTAAGTCTCGTATCACCCGCCCGGTCATGGCGCATCAGAGTTCCGCTTTGCGGGCGCTGGTCCGACTCGAAGGTCACATGGACGTGTACACGATCCCTAAGATGATCCTGTTGGGTGCCGATGAGGGGATTTTCAAGAACCCTGATGGTTCGACTAAGGCGTCTTGGCAGATCGCTCTTGGGCGTACCTTTGGTATCCCGGATGCTGAGGACGCGGATAACCCTCGTGCTGATGTGAAGCAGTTTGATGCTCAGTCGCCGGAACCGCACCTTGCGCAGTTGAATGCGTTGGCGAAGCTGATGGCCAGGGAAACGGACCTGCCTGATTCGGACTTCGCTTTGACTGACATGGCGAACCCGACGAGCGCTGATTCTTATTCGGCTTCCAGGGAGAACCTGATCGCTGAGGCTGAGGGCGCTATGGATGACTGGTCCGTGCCGATTCGACGCACAGTGAACCGGGCGCTGGCGATTCAGAACGGGCTTACTGAGGTTCCCGAAGAGTGGGGATCGATTGAGGCTAAGTGGCGGTCCCCGATCTACCTTTCGAAGGCTGCCGCTGCTGATGCTGGCGCTAAGCAGATCAGCGTGGTTCCGTGGCTTGCTGAGACTGAGGTTGGGCTTGAGTTGCTGGGGCTGGATGAGCAGCAGATCCGCCGGGCGATGGCTGACCGTAGGCGTGCCGCTGGGCGGGCTGTTGTGGCCGCTCTGACGCCTACGCAGACGCCTCAGGCAAATGCTGACGGCGAGTGAGTCTAAGGCGGCGCTGACGCTTGTTACTGGCGCTGCCGTGGATGCCGTGGTGACCGCACTAGGCAGGGCGAAGGGTTCACCTGAGCAGAAACGTGCATTGCTGCTTGAGGCTGCCCCTGAAGTCATTTCCTACTACTCTGTCGGGTCTTCCGCGCTGGCGGCTGACTACTACGACGATGAGCGGGAACGTGCGGCCCCCCCGAAGCTATATGTTGCTGAGCCTGTGATCGTTGACCGGACAGAGAAGATTCGCCGGGCGATTGCCTGGGCGGCTGACCCTTTGTTCGGTGACGACGCTGCGGCGGCCTCGGGGCGGCTGGCTGAGGTTGTGCAGTTGGAGACGGCCAGACCGTTCCGCGACACGATCATCACCAACCGCCGGCGGGATCCTTCTGCTGTTGGTTGGCGGCGGGTCACTTCTGGCGGTTGCAAGATGTGCGTGATGCTCGCTGCCAAGGGTGCCGTTTACAGCGACACAACAGCAAGGTTCGCCACTCACACGAACTGCAAGTGCTCGGCGCAGCCTGTGTTCTCTTCAAGTGATTATGGCGAAGAGGCAAGCGTCATGCAGTACATGGCAAGCCGGAAGAAGCGTACGCCTGAGCAGCAGGCCAGGCTACGCGAATACCTGAACACCAACTATTCAGACTTCCCCGGATAACTGGGGGATAGCGCTACGGTCGCGCTTCAAGACCGGTCTTATGTTCGACGGAACAGAAACGGGGAATCCGATGACAACTGCAACACCTGAAAGCACTGAAACGACGCCCGGCACCGAACCTCAGGGAACTGAGCAGCCGCCGACGCAGACGTTCACGCAGGCTGACGTTGACCGCATCGTTCGTGAGCGGCTGGCGCAGCAGGCGAAGAATAAATTTGGTGACTACGACGAGCTGAAGACTAAGGCCGGGGATGCCCTGACTTTGGAGCAGCGAGTCGCTGAGGTTGAAGCCCGCGCTAGCAAGGCCGAGGCGGAAGCTCTCAGGTCCAGGGTTGCAGCAGAGTTTGGGGTCAGCACGAAGAAGGGCCCTAAGGGCGAACCTTCGGACGCTGATCTGTTTCTCACCGGAGCCGACGAGTCCACTCTGATCGCGCAGGCGCAGCGCCTGGCGGGCCTTGAGGAAGACCGCAAGAAGCAAGGCACTTT